CCGTTGAAAGTTTGTCTGATAGACTCCATAGAGAAGTTGGTGTGTCTGCGGTAGACAACCTTGAAGAAAGTGATTTGGGGATTACCGGAAAGGTAAATGTCTTGAGCCCCGTAAGCGACGAGTTGCATAAGTCCTCCACCCATATTTGATTTATTATATATAAAGAAAAAAATTCTATTTAAAATTAAATTTACGCACAAAAACGAATTCACATTTATACTTTATGTAAATGTAAAAAATAACTTATTCTATTGATAATTTACAATATTTTTGTCATACTAAAACCATGTTTATAGTATAACTTCTTAGTTGGAGTAGGCGAGACCACCCATACCGGACATGATTCTGAGAACGTTGTAGTTGACAGCGAATACTTTGAGGTTGTTTTTGTTATTACTTTTAAGACCATCGAGAACAAGGGTAGCGTTGTCGATTCTGGACATGTTACAGGTACCAGAGGGTTGGTGCTCTTCGGGTTTGAGGGCGAAAGAGTAAACACTGATCTTGCCATCGGTGGGGACACGCTCGTGGTGTTGGTAGGGTTGGACGAGTTGGTAGTAAGAAGCGGGTCTGGAGGAGGATCGGTCGTGACCGTTGAGTTGGAGGTAAGCATTGTCGTATCCCGAAGTAGTGAGTTCTTTACCAGCGTATTCGGCCCAGATGAGCTCTTTGACGGGGTGGTTGAAGTTAAGTTTGACTTTGGAAGACACGGCTTCATCACCGGTGAATTGGAGCTGTTCAATGAGATACTCGTGGGTGACTTGGGCGAATCTGCGTCTTTCATCGGTATCAAGGTAGATGTAATCGACGTAAAGGTCAGCAGTTTTCATGGAAGGGGTACCGACGGCAACATCACCAGCGGAACCGAATTCAACGTTGATTTTGACTTCGTGGTATTGGAGAGCAATGAGGGGAAGAGCAAGACCAGGGTTTCTGCAGAACCAGAATTGAAGGGGGATGTAGAGAGTTCTGGCAGCTCTGTCGGCGGATTCAGAAAGGTTAGAGCTGAAATCACTGTCACCTTCAACCATGGTTTTGTAACCATCCCAGTGACCAGCAGTTTGGGAGAGTTCGTTCCAGATGTGAAGCCAGTCACCATAGTGTTTGTCAATTCTTTGACCACCAATCTCAACTTCGACGGATTTGATGAGTTTGTGTCCGGCCCAGGGTCTGTAGTAATTACCAGCAGTGTTCATTTCACCAAGTTCAACTTGAACGTAAACTCTGTGGATAAGGTCACCGTTTCTGGATACGGTGCAGGTTACTTTTTTGTCGAAATCAGCAGAACCGTTGAAAGTTTGTCTGATAGACTCCATAGAGAAGTTGGTGTGTCTGCGGTAGACAACCTTGAAGAAAGTGATTTGGGGATTACCGGAAAGGTAAATATCTTGAGCCCCATAAGCGACGAGTTGCATAAGTCCTCCACCCATGTTTGATTTATTATATACAGAGAAAAAAATTCTATTTAAAATTAAATTTACGCACAAACTATAAAAGATTAAACCATGACGAAGGATAAAAATAAACGTCAATGTAATTATAAAGTGAGTTCAAAAACATTAGATTTAAGACATCAAACTCAAATGAAAGAGTTCTCAGAAAGTAAATTACAATTAGAATCATATATGTCAGATCTAGAAGAATTAAAGACTAAACATGACATATTAATACAAAAAGATAAAAAAGAAATAGAAGATAACGAATTAGTTGAAATAATACAGTTAAAAGATAAAATATGCGAACTTGAAAAGCTTGTTGATTCAATATCAAAAAATACCAATGAAATAGATTATTTCATAAATACTGGCGATGTATTATTCGAGTATTATTCATTATTAGAAAATTCTAATAATATAGGTATTTCAGCAAGTAAAAAGACTATAACACAAAATTCGAATAATAAAAAGAAATGTGTTATAGATTTTTTTTATAATAAGAATAACAATACAGATATTAGTATTAATGAAAATAATAGAGCTGAACTATTGGATAAGTATCTATCATATACTGATATAAATTACATTGATAATACAATAAATAACATTGATGCTACAGTATGTTCTCATTGTGGAGAAGATAGTTTAGTTTTTAATGTTAATGAAAGTATTTACTGTTGTCAAAATTGTAATACGATTGAAAAAGTAATCACGGATAATGAAAAACCTTCTTATAAAGACCCTCCAAAAGAGATAAGTTATTTTTCATACAAAAGAATAAACCATTATACAGAATGGTTAAATCAAATTCAAGGTAAAGAGACCACTGAAATTCCAGATGAGGTATTTGATAACATTATGAAAGAACTTAAGAAGCAGAGAATATATGATTCAAAAGATATAACACGTGAAAAGATCAAAGATATTCTTAAGAAACTGAAAATAAATAAATACTATGAACATGTTCCATATATTTTAAATAGGATAACTGGTAATCCCAACCCTCATTTATCACCAGAATTAGAAGATAAATTGAAGCAAATGTTCAAAGAAATTCAAGTTCCCTTCTTAAAGTATAGTCCCTTAAATAGGAAGAATTTTTTATCTTATTCATACGTTATTCATAAATTTATTCAATTGTTAGGACAAACAGAATACTTATCATATTTTCCATTACTGAAAAGTAGAGAAAAATTACATCAACAAGAACAAATATGGAAAAAAATTTGTGATGATTTAGGTTGGGAATTTATTAGAAGCATTTAGGTATTCGCATGCTTAAGAATTTAAGCGGATACTTTCATTTGTTGGTTAGAGGGAAATCCAACAAGGTTAGCACCAATACCCATACCAGCACCTTGTCTAGCACTAATACCGATGGAGGGAGCAAAAAGATCGAGGAGGCTGAAAGTGGCGGCAGCAATGAAACCGATAAGAACGATTTCATCCATATTTTTCTTTTTACCAGGGAACATGAAGGCAGCTGTTGAAACAACAAGACCTTCGAGAAGATATTTGAACATTCTAATGAGAACTTCGACGAAGTCAAAACGAGGGGAGTTCATTTTATTATATATGAACAAAAAAATTATTTAAGAATTATCATTTTTATTTAATCAAATACAATATGATTCCTGTTCAAGAAAGAGATCTTTTAGAGCAAGATCCAGTAATTCGTGGTCAAACATATGCATGTATGTCATTTTTGAGCCCCGAAGAAATCATTAAAAGTAAAGAGACATATTATTTTGAGAATTACATTCAACATGTATCCAAAAAGTTGAATGAACTTGTTGATGGTCTTGAAGAACAATATAAAACCGATAGTGATAAATTCAGAAGTATTAGAGAAGAATTCGAATATCTTTTCAAACCCGAAAGAATTCATGAAGAGTTTAATGTTTTCTCTCAAAACAACAAAGAAGTTCTTGATGCTGAATTAAACAAAAAATATGACTTTCAAACAAACATTCGAGGTATTAAAGTAAGAGGTGTCTATGAATCTATTGAAGAAGCTAAAGTGCGTTGTGAACAACTAAGAAAACTCGATAGAGATAAATTCCCTATTTTCATTGGTGAAGTTGGTTGTTGGTGTCCATGGAATCCAAACCCTAGTGAAATCAAAGACCAAGAATATGCTATTGATTCACTTAATACAATGATGCACGAATACGAGAAAAACATTCAATCTAAAAACCAACATTATGCTGAACGTAAAGAAGAATTGAAAGAAAGAATCGAAGAAAACGAAAAACAAAAAGAAATTCAACGTGCTATTGAATCTGATGACAATGAAAATGACAAAGCGGATGAACTTGTTGAATCCTTGGAAAATACTAACATTGAACAGGTAAAAGACAGTCTTCAAGAAAATACTCACCCAGTTGAACAATAAAAAATTAAAATATGGTATTAAATAAAAATGTTCTTTGAAATAGGTGCCTTAATAAAGACATTCAAAAACAAACAAAAAGAAGAAAAATTCACTGAAGAAAAACCAAGAGAATTGTATGCGAATGTAATGCTTATATTCACTATTATATATTTCTTAGTCGTTCTAGTTTTGTGGGTCAGAGTTGTGATATCTGCATTCCAATGTGGAACAATGGAAGGATTCAGTTCTTTGATTTTCCCTTCACTTTATTCTTTATATAAGTTTGGCGATTTAATTAAATTGTCGTGCAATCAACTTTATTAAAATAATATTTTTAAATAGTAATAATATGAATGTATTGATAGTATCATTTTTATTTCTATCCATGTTTTTGATAGTATCAGGGATTTATGAAGAAAAGATTCATAAACTGATGAAACAACAAAAAGTCAAATATGAATATATACCTGCACCTACATTTGATGCCATGTTAAAAGAATCGAATGAAATTATAAACTACTAATTTAAGAATTCTCTTATTGATTGTTATTTTTCAAACAGTTTTTGTTATATTTACTATAATATCTGAGGATATCTTGATCTGAGGATATAGTTTCAATCACCCATTGATACATAAATCTATCATTACAAAAGTTGTTAGGCACAATTGGAAACTTATCCCAACTAGAATAGGAATATGTTAGCAATTATCTTGTAATAACCAGGAGCCCCCGATAGCCTAGTATTTTTTTGTTTTTTCTACTCTAATTCTGGGTCCTTTAGATTTAGCTTTCAATTTACTAGGATCATACGTATCCTCTACATCATCATCATTAGATGAAATATTTTTGCTCACATCCCAGTAATGTTGTAAGCAGATTTTGAAGTCATTAT